TCAACAAGGTTCGCGTAGCTGGGTCCATCCATTCTGAATCCGCTGCAGGCGGCGCCCTTGCATGCAGCGCTGGCCTGGCTTCAATGGTCCGGGTTCGTAACGCGGTGCGACAGGCTGATCCTGCCAAAGCTGTCTGCGCATCGCTGCGATTTCTTGCGCGGCCTCTGCATCCATTTGAGCTAATTGACGGTTGAGTTGTCGCTGTTCGCTCGGCGTCATCGGGCGCATCAATTCAGCGGTCATCGCTGCAGCCTGGCGGCGAGCATTCCACTCGATCAGCCCGACAGCAACCACCACAAGCACGGCCAAGCAGATGCCCGCCTTGATCCAAAAGTCTTAGGAATCGGGTACTGACCGTGTCGGCCCTCGGTAGCTTCTGGGGCGAAATTCGACACCATCTAGCCCGGCATCTTTCCCTAGCGTCGGTTCTTGGCGTTCCATGCGTCTCCCCTGAGTCGTTGCGCGCATTGTATCGCCGGGTTGTAGGGGGACTCGACTCGCAACGGAGACGCTTGCCTCAGCCAGCGCGACCGAAGTAGCGTTCCCGCCATTCGCCAAGGTCCACCACAACGACCTCGGCCATTGACTGCTGAACCGTCTTCATCGCCACGCCACAGCAAATCTCGAAGCTGGCGCTCGAGTGTCCGTTCGCCCATGGGCACCAAGATTACAGCCAGCCAATCGCCAGCCGGGCAGCAAGGTGGACTGCGGTCAAATTGTAGGTGGTGTTGCTAATGCTGCGAGTTCCGTTTCGCGAGGGGAGTGATTTGGCAGGCAAGACTTAATCCAAAGGCTGACCAAACGAATTCGCGATCGTGCCGACCGATACGCCATTTCGCATAATGTATAGAGGTTCAGCCATTGCGGTCGGTGCAAAGCCCGTCAGGCTCGCCTCATGCGCCAGTGGGGTGACCGCCAGGACCAGCAGCGCGACCACCGCGGCGGCCGCGCTTAGCCTGTCCAATACTGATCGCCATAGGGCCTTTTCGGCTGGCGACGCTGCGCGCTCTGCATGAATTCGCGCCATCCATGATCCACCGTCGAGCTTTGCCATCGCGCAAAGTTGCGCAATTCGCTCATCGGAAAGCGGTTTGTCTTCGTGGCGAGCCTTCCAAATCATCTGCCGATTGACGCCCAACTTTTCTGCCAAAGCCATATCTGACGGGAGAGAGCAACTCTCTTTCACCTTGTCAAGTAGCTCGTCTGTAGCGCTCATGTGACCCTCAGGGTTGACATCGTGTGACCCACCGAGTTTACATGCGCTTGCGTTACCTCATTGGGTAACGCCGCGCACCCCCGGCTCCCCTCCGGGGTCCGCGTCAAGGGGCAGGGGAGGGGGCTTCATGGACGTCATCGCATTTGCACTGATCGGCGCTTCCTGCTTCGTGTGCAGCATCGGAACCGCCCGGCTCGTTAGCTGGATTTTGGATCGGCGCGACGCCGCGATCCTTCGTCAATTTCGAGAGCAAGACCTCATCGCGCGCGCAGCTGCTGAGGTGCGCAATGCATAACCTCGATTGGTCCCAGTTCACGTGGTTGGATCACGTGATTGCCATCTTCTCTCTCGCGGTCTACTCCTTTGCGGTCGCTGCCTTTCTCACCGCGCCGTGGTGGTTGACCCGTTTGTTCAAGGGTGGCCGATGAGTGCCGGTACATGCTCATTCTGCGGCGACACCACTGCCTATTTTTTCCCTGGCGGGTTGTGCGTTGCATGCACCTCGAACAACGCACGTATCCGCATGCAGGAACAGCCCACGCAATCGCGTGAGTTGTCCGCGTTCGATGCATCTGTTGGCGTCATGCAGGCTGCTACGCGCCGCACTGAAATTGCCGCAGAGAAGATCCAAAAGAACAAGCGTGTGGTCGGCACAAGCGTGCGTGAGTTCGACGCGGCGCATCCGATCGCATTGACCGCTGAGGGCCAGCGCGCAGCGCTGGCCCTTGGGCTTGTCCATTACAAAACAAGTGACACGCGGGCCTCTTCGACCGGCACCGTGACCATCGAAATCGACCCGCTGCAAGCGCGGGCGCAACGGCTGCGAAAGTCCGTGATTACCGGAGCACGTCTGCATGACCAGGAAGCGAAAAAAGGCTCCTTCCGTGGTGCGTGGTATTTCCTCACGCTCACCTACCGTGATGGAAGCGACAGCAGCCCTCGTGACGTTAGCGAACTATTTAAACGCATGCGCGGCCACTTCAATCGCCTTAAATCTGGGCGCGCACGGTGGAACCGTGAAAGCTTTCGTTACGTATGGGTCGGAGAGCTCACCCAGCGATTCCGTCCGCACTACCACGTGATGCTGTGGGTTCCCACTGGCATGTATTTCGGCAAGGTCGATCAACGCGGCTGGTGGCCACATGGCACAACGCAAATTGAGAAAGCTCGCAACTGCGTCGGGTATCTCGCGAAATACGCGAGCAAGTTCACTGCCCTTACAGCTGGAGCTTTTCCCAAAGGCTTCCGCACACATGGCATTGGTGGACTCGATACCGAATCCAAGCGCGAGTTGCGCTGGTGGAAGGCCCCGAAAGACGCGCGTGAAGCTCTCGGCGGGGAAGCGGATATCCGCAAAGCAAAGGGCGGTTGGTTCGACAGGCTTACCGGAGAGTTCTGGCCGTCTCCGTGGAAAGTCACATTCATCTTCGGCCGGACATTCGCCTGGAAGGTAGTCCCACTATGAAAGTTCAGATCATGAGTTCCGCTGTCGCCATCCGTTCGTTTCCGGCTCGCGATGGCAAGCCTGCAACGCACTTCCGCGAGCAGACCGCCGCCGTGTTGCGTGAGGGCGATTTCCCGCTTCCCTTCACCATCAGCCTTGACGAAGATCAAGCGCCATACGCAGAAGGCTTCTACGTCATCGATCCCAAGTCGATGCAGAACAACAAATACGGCGGCCTGGAGTTCGGTCGTCGCATCCGCTTGATCCCGGATTCCGCCGCCAAAGCCGTCCAGCCTGCGGCGCGGGTTGCTTAACCCATGGCCGTGCTCATCCCCGCATGCCTGGAAGCCGATCTGGATACGGCAGCTGGGACGTGCACGGCAGTGATGTGGATTCCTCAACCGTCACTCTTGCCGGAACTGGCGGTGAAGGATGCCCAGGCCATCGGTAGCGCAATCGCGTTCCTGTGGGCCACGGCGTATGTGTTCCGGCTCATCCGCAAGAAAATTCAACAGTCCTAGGAGGACATGCAATGCGCAAGCTCAAGACCCTGTTCAAGAACAAGACCGCTGCCCTGGCCGCAGTTGGTTCGGCCGCTCTCGTCTCCGCTCCGGCGTTCGCGTCCGGCGGTGGTGGTGTGGATGTGGGCGATGTGGTGTCGGCCATCCAGGGCGCCGCAGGCCCGATTGCTGCCATCGGCGGTGCAGTGCTGACCGTCATGGTGGGCATCAAGGTCTACAAGTGGGTGCGCCGCGCCATGTAACGACCACCGGCGGACAGGGCCAATACCCTCCCGCCGGTCTTTTTTGGGGATAGGGCAGGGGAACGGGCGATGGAAGGGTGGATTTGGTTGGGCGCATGGCTGGTGGCCTGCGCGATTGTCTTCGTGGATTTCGAATAATGGGTTGGCTCGCACGCGTGTTTGCATCCGCGATTGCCCGACGCCTCGCCTATGTGCTTGTAGCGGCAACGCTCGCATGGTGTGGCATGGGCAAGGCGCATGCAGAAGACTTTCCCACGCAAGGTGCCGCTTATTCTGCATGTATGTCGCAGACAGCTGCATACATAGTTAGTCGTCCACGTCCTGAGCTTGCTAGGAATCCGGAGTGTGTTGTTCTTCAGGGGTCTAAAGCGTACCGGGGTCAATACGAGCAGAAGGATTGCACGAGCTGTGAGTGGGGTCGGGCGTACTACAACACGTTTGGTTGGATAGCTGGTTGCGATGCGGAACCCGATTTTACTGGTGGCGGTCCTTGGGGCACTTATGTGGGTACCGCACGCAACGGCAGTATTGGTTGTCGTAACGGGTGCGATGGGGTGTGGTTCGGTAATGGCGATGACACGATGACGTGGAAAGCGCTCGGCGGTGTATGTCCAACTGACCCCGAAAAGACCTGTGATGGCATGGCTGGTAATTACGCTTGGAATGGGTATCTCGGCGTGTGTGAGCCGCCTCCGACCGAGGAATGCCCCGATGGACAGGTGCCCGACGGCAAAGGCGGTTGCTCCCCGAATAAGTGTCCTGAAGGAATGCTGTTGCAGCAGGACGGCACGTGTATGCCTAAGAAGAATGATTGTCCTGCGGGTCAGATTAAATCGCCTAGTGGTGCATGTCTCCCGGGCGACGGTCAGTGTGCAGCAGGTGAAGTGCGCGGGCCGGACGGCACATGTAAAAAGGATGGTGATGGGGACGGTGATCCCGATGAGCCGGGTGAGGGTGACAAGAGCTCTTTTTCGGGCGGAGACAGCTGCGATTCTCCTCCTGCATGTAGCGGTGACGCCATCATGTGCGGGCAGGCGCGCATTCAATGGCGCATTGATTGCAACACACGGCGCGATGTGAACATCACGGGTGGCTCTTGCGCAGCCATGCCGGTGTGTGTCGGCAAGAATTGTAAAGCGATGGAGTATTCGCAGTTGTTGTTGCAGTGGCGCACTGCGTGTGCGCTTGAGCGCGCGGCCGTTGGCGGTGGGGGTGGCTCAGGTAGCGACGCTGACGTAAAGGCCATTCGCGATGCGATTACTGGCAATGGCACTGCTGATATCGGTGCGGATGGCAAGCCTGCTGATGCGTTTTCCGATGAATCGGGGTATGGCGAAGACGGCTACCCAACTGGTGAACTCGACACGCAGGGATTCGGCTACAGCCGCACATGTCCAACGATTCCCGATGTCGCTGTCTTCGGCCAAACGCTGCACTTCGATACTTCCAGGTTTTGCCAATGGATGGTGCTCGGCGGCCAAATCGTGTTGGTCATGGCATCGCTGGTTTCCCTGCGTCTGATGAGTCAAGGAGGTAGTGCGTAATGCCCTGGTTAATCGCACAACTCGTCACCGGTCTTGCATGGCTGTTTAAGTCGCGTATCGGCCTATGGATCATGACCGCCCTTGTGTGGCTCGGCATCAATTTCGGCACCATCAAGATGGTCGTGGAACCGGCCATCGATCTGCTCAAGGACTACGCCCAAGGCATGGGCAATGGCAACGGCCAACTCGGTGCAGACGCAATGGCATGGTTCGGCGTGCTTCAGTTCGACAAGGCACTGACCATGGTCATCTCTGCAATTGCAGCGAAGCACGCCATCATGCAAGGCCGGCTGTTCCTGTTTAAGCGTGGATTCGGAGCCAAGCCGTAATGCCAATCGAGCTATACACCGGGCAACCCGGCAACGGCAAAACGGCGCTCATGATGGAACGCCTGGTCGAAGAATCGAAGCGCGCCGAGCGACCGATTTTTGCAGCTGGCATCGCAGGTTTGCAGGATGGCCTAGCAACGACGCTCGAAGACCCACGCCACTGGAACGCGGTCAAGACCGGCGAGGTGTGCACCTGCAATGACACGTCTGCGCAAGCCGAGTGCACGGCCCATGTTGTGCCTAATGGCTCGCTGATCTTCGTCGACGAAGCATGGAAGTGGTTCGGTCATCTGCACGACGCAACGCGGCAACAGACGCCGCTACACGTCCTGCAACTCGCAGAGCATCGGCATCGCGGTCTCGACTTTGTGTGGACGACGCAGCAGCCGAATCAGCTGTATCCGTTCGTGCGTGGATTGATCGGTGCGCACACGCATGTGGTGCGTCGCTTCGGTACGAAGATGATTGACGTCTTCCGTTGGGGCGAGTTGAACGAGGAAATCAAGTCGTCTGCGAAACGCGATCTTGCGCAGCGCACCACGCGCCTGCTGCCGTCCTCGATCTTCGGCGCATATAAGTCGGCCGAGGTGCACACGATCAAGCCGCGCATTCCCTGGAAAGTGATGGCGTTACCGGGGTTGGTCATCCTTGCCATCGCGCTTGGATGGCTCGCTTACACGATGCTTAAGCCCAGCGCGATGGCCGGCAAACTCGGAGATAAGGGGACGCAATCGGCGTTAGCCGATGCGGCCCCTGGCGGGTCGTCGTCCACCGCACGGCGTGATGGTCCGCGTTGGGAATCTCCCACCGAATATGCCAAGCAACACCTTCCCCGGTTCGGCACCATGCCGTGGACCGCACCGGTGTTCGATGATCGCAGCATTACTGCCGATCCGATGTTGATTTGCATGTCGTCGCTCGCGGGCACCGATGCGCAGGGTAAGTACAAGGAGGCGTCCTGCACGTGCATGACAGAGCAGGGCACGGCCTACGATCTCGACCAGCCGCAGTGCCGCACGATTGCCAAGCGCGGCCCGGTCTACAACCCGTACCGCCAGCAGCGCGGGAACGAGCAGCAGCCCGCCCAGCAGCAACAGGCGGTGCAGGGTGGGGCGGCTGCTCCTGGGCTCAATGGCATCGCCGTGCAGCGCTCTACGCGCACGCAGGGCAGCTTTCCGGAGTCGAAGGGTTACAGCACGAAGACCACCACGCCTTCCACTACTCTGGAGATGTGACATGACCAGCAGCGGCCGCGAGGCATTGAAGTGGATTGCGCTGGTGTTGATGACCGGCGATCACGTGGCGAAGGTGTTTTTCGGCGGCTATGTGCCGGTCTTATCCGAACTGGGGCGGATCGCGTTCCCTGTGTTCGCGTTGGTGATGGCCTACAACCTTGCACAGCCACGGGCCGATTATGCCAAATCGGTGCTGCGCCTTGCCGGCTGGGGGCTGCTGGCGCAGCCATTCCACGCCTGGGTGTTCGGCTACTGGCTTCCGCTGAACGTCCTGCTGACGTTCTCGCTCGCTGCGGCTGTCGTGGTGTTGCTCGGGCGCGTTATCGGCATTGAATCTTCTAACGAGTCGCAACGTAGGCCGTTCCTGTTGCTGCTGCTCGGCTTCCTCGCGCCGCTGGTCGTTGACTACCAGTGGTCTGGTGTCTGGCTCGTAGTCACTGCCTGGGGCTGGTTCCGCACACGCCGTGGTGGGTGGCTCCTGCTCGCAGCTGGCAGCATGGCCGCATTGTGCTGCTACAACGCCAACGTGTGGGCGCTGGCGGCATTGCCGGTCCTGGCGCTTGGCTATGTTTGGTGGCCTGTTCCGCGCCTGCGCTGGGCGTTCTATGGCTATTATGTGGGGCACTTGTTCGTCATCGCGCTTATTGCGTCTTTGCTGGCGTGATTCAGCACGGATCGTGCGGCAGCTGCACCCAGCCGTTCGATACTCGTTTGAAACGGCGTCCCTGTAGGCAACGCTCGCCGTCGGCTAACGGCCTTGGCGGATCATATTCCCGCATAAGTGGCGCTTGCTCGGCTCTCTGCACGTTCTGTGTAAGTGCGCGCTGCATTTGCTGCGTCGCCAGTTTCGATTCTCTTTCAAGCTGCGTCATCGCTTGCCGTGCCTCGTATCTCGTGTACAGCCCAACGACGATGCTATGAGCAAGTAGCGCTATGAACCCGCCAAGTGCAATCTGCCACCAAAGGTCTGATGACTCTGCTTCCCGATATCTGCGTTCCATGCCGCCTCCGATTTGTGAGCGTGAATTGTAGACTCAGGGTGTAGGGGCGACGCCCCTACGGATAACGCCTTACCCGCGCCGTGGACCTCTTGGCCCACGCGTCCTACGGACCACCGTTGATCTATCGGCGGACCCCGCGCCATCCACCACTGATATCCGCATTTCACGCCTGCGCCGGAGCACGTCCCGCAGGTAGATCACTTCGGCCGGCCGCGCATGCCAGACGCGTTCGCGCTCCTCGGCCATCATCAGCGCCCACTCGCGGGCGATGTTGCACGTGAGCGACCAGTAGCGCATTCCCACTGGGTCAATGTCTCGACCCTCTGGGGTGAAGAATCGGTGCCCTTGAAAACCAAAACCGGCCCAAGGGCCGGTCAGGTCTACGCGATCGTAGGTCTCTAGCGTCATTGTCCGGTCCGCTTCCTGTGGAGGGACCAGCAGTGATAGGCCGCCAGGGCGCATAGGAGCGTCAACACGCCGTTTCGCATAATGTATATTATGTCAGAAAAACATCTGCAGGAGCATCAGCTCAAACCATTGCATACGACAACCCAGTCAAAGCCACCAGATGGCCGCAGTAGTAGACGTAGAACGCTCTACCAGTACGCGGGATGGCCCATGACAGGTAAGCCAAACCTGCAACCGGCAGCGCAAGCAGCGGCCACAACGTCCGGTTCACTAAGCACAAGAGCACTAGCGGAATCACCAAGAGCACGACAACCGACACTGCCCTGGGCCATCGCCAGCCCGCTGGATTGCGCCAGAACAGCCAGGCACTGAGTACAACAGCCAGGCCGTTCCACCGATAGTCAACCAGGTAAGGTGCCGGCAACAGGCAGAAAGCCAACACAACCCATTTTCGTTCTTCGATCGCACGAATACAGACAGCTGCCAATGCGAAGGACAAGAGAATATTGAGCGGCAGTGCCCGATTGAATGCGATCGCCGCAATCGGTGTCGCAACGAGTCCCCACAGGAACAAGCGCTTGATCAACTTGGCGACGTCAGCACCCGGCTGCGCCAAATTGTAGGCAAACACCAGTGCGAACAATGGAAATGCCACGCGGCCCAGTTCTGCAATGACCGGCACATAGCCCAGGTGCAAAATCTTCAAGGTGTGGTCGCCTGTCATAAACAGCAGCGCGAGCCACTTCACCAATTCACGGCCTCCGCTTGTCATGCGATCCCTCCTTGTTCGACGACGGCTCGATGAGCTAATGCGGATTTACTGATCAACTTATCTAACTCTGGAGCTGCCAGCATTTCTGCAGCACCGGCCACCAACCCCAGCCATTCTTTGCAGCCCTGCTATCTCACAGCCCCATTGTCTTCCTGCAACTCCCGCTTGAACGGCACATCCGGTGGCGGCCTTGCGGTGGCTGGTTGATCGTTGAGATTCGGGTCGCTCAGGCCGCAGCCGCCGCCGAATTGCAGCAACGACACTACGCAGCTGATCTTGGTCGTGGTGCCGGGAATCGGAATTTCGATCTTCTTCAATCCGCGCCGCACCCATTCCTGCAGCAGCGTCTGGTTCGGCATCCAATACTTGTCCAGCGACGTCGGCGTGTAACCGTACGGCGGCCGCTTAAGCCAGGTGCCGCCTTGCGCAATTTGGTCACGCGTCCAGGTGTCGGTATTGCTGCCCGGAGGGCCGCGATCGCCAGCGCCATTGCCGGCCTCGCCACCTGCGGCAACCCGCACGCTGCCGTCGTTATTGAACATGCCGTCGCGTTTGCCATCGGCACCGGTTGCCTGCCCGGCACGGTCGCGGGTCGACTTGCTCCAGTCGTCCGCATTGGCCGCCACATCCCATCCGCCACTGCGATCAACCGGTTTCGGGCCGGCACCGCTGGTGGCCGCCGGCTTGCTGGATGCAGCGGCCGCTGACGCCGGTTTCGCAGATTGCGCAGCCGTCTGTTGGTTTGTCTGGTTGGCGGGTGACGGCGCGCTGGAAGGTGTCGGCGCCGCGGGCGATATGGAGGCCGCCGCGGCCGAAGGCGTCTGTACGACTGCCGGTTGCGCCGGGGGTGTCTGCGCCGGCGTTGGCTGTGGCGCCGGGTCCGGCACGTTCGGCAGCTCCGCGGCACGCACCGCCAGCTCGGGCATGCGAACCGTGGGAACTACCTCACGTGCACGCACGGTGGGCGCGGTGACCCTAGCCTGTTCGGGCACGACGATCTCGCGCTCGCGCACGGTGGGCGCCGCGGCAGCGCGCACGGCAACGGCGGCAGTCGGTTGCTGCAGTTCGCGCACCTGTGGCCGCTCGGTCACCGTCTGGATCTCGCGCTGGCGTACCTGTGGTGCAGCCGGCTCGATCGGGCGTGGCGCCACAGTGATGGTGGGCGGTGGCGGGACGACGAAATCCGTGGTCGGCACCGGTGTTTCAGTTACCTGCAGCGGCGATTCCAGCGTGACCTGCGGTACCTGCACACGGACCTGCGGGGTATCGGGCGTAATGGGTTCCTGCGCAGAGGCCACAACAGGTTCGGGCGCGACGTCCGGCACGTCGGCTGCCGGCTCCACTGGCTCGGCCACTGTGGATGCGGTGCTTGCCGGCGACGCTGCTGCTGACGACGCGGCTGCCGCAGATGCCGCCGCTTGCTGAGCGCCAGATGCCGCTGTGGCTGGCGCAGCGTCCGCGGCCGGCTCGCCTTCGCCACCGCCCTGCTCTGCGGCGCCCTCTCCTACATAGGTCAGACGCACCCGCGCCTCATCGCCCTGTTTGGTGTCGTCCGGGGCCCAGCGCACGCTGACCACCCACAGCAACAAGGCGATAAATCCAAGGTGGATCAGCGCACTGCCGAGTACCGCCCCCCAGTGCAGCGGGCGCTCGTCGCGCGGGCGCGGGTCCCAGTGTTGCCACCACAGGCTGCGGAATGCCTGGAACGGACTCAGTCTTCCCGCCATGCCGTTGCGAGGTCGCGGCACAGGACGCGCCAACAGCGCGTCCGTCAGTTGGTCGTCATCAAACCGTGCTGGCGTAAGCAGCCGCCCCCGCATCCAGATGCCCCAGCCATAGGGCAACCCGGTCCGCCGATCCAGAATGAGCTTGCCCGGCATGCGCGCCAACAGCGCCTGCAGGAGATCGGCAGCGGTTGTCAC